CTCATCTGGTAAAAGTATGACCAAGGTTCTACCAAGCTCATCTATAGTTACTGTAAAATCAGTTCCATTTATACCAACAAAACTTGTTGGGGTTTCTATTTTTATATTCTTTTTGTTTATCTTATTAAGATTGCCAGATAAGAATCTAGCAGTCCCAATACTAAACTTTAAACCAAGCTCAGATTTATTTGGATCTGCATTAAAGACATATTTGGTAACTTTTAATTTACTGTATTCTGTTAGCCAGACTTGGCTTTCATCAAGAAAAGTAATACCCATCCTACCATTGCTGGTAAGTGCTGTATCTTCTTGCTGTATGGCAAAGTTAAGTTCAGCATCATAAGGTTGATCCCGGACTATTTTCCCTTTGCCATTCAGCTCTGAGACATCTCCAATAGGTTCAGCAAGAAGTGGATCCACCACCAGAATCATTCTGAATAATGCAAATATTAGCATTGTTTCCAGTTTGAATGATCTTGAGATAATCCTTTGCCAAAGTGGATTGTTGTTGTATTGAGAAAGTTCCATCATTGCCCGTTGAATCAAGATAGAAATACCCACCGGCATAACCATCTCCATCATAAGTAACACTATTATCATTACCATCAAGATCTAAAAATGAGGTTGCTCCATCAATATCAATGTTAAATGATACTGTATTGCCGGACCCATTTATGAGCCAGTCAAGATCTAGCTGTTCACTAAGAGCATTGACTCCTTGATTTAGGGTAAAGGTATTAGTGTTCCCGGTAACTTGAACATCCCAATTACTGCTATCAGCAGAATATGTATCTGTAGGATCTACTTGAATTGTGAACTGGTTTGAGTCTCCAGTAAATTCAAAGAATCCAGTAGATGAATCTGCAAATATATCCCCAAGAAATTTGTTAGAATCTCCTAAGAAATTAAGATCTAAAGTCATTGATAAGCCATCCAAATCAAAAGGTTGTAAACTACCTGCTGATGAATTTAGGCCTCCCAACAAATTTCCAGATCCTAGCTGTTCCACATCTATTGAGCTTGATGCTCCAGATTGGTCAATATAGATTTCATTATCATCAGCGTATGCTGAATTTGTTATACCTATAATTAATAATGAAAACATAATAATTTTTTTATTCATGTTTCCAATAACTCCTTTCATATCCAAGAGATATGATTTCTAATAATGCAACTTCAATCGCTTTTTGTAAAGCTATTGTCGTTGGTTCATTCTCTGCATTGCCTATTTCAACCTCTACATTCTCTGTTCCAGACTCAAAAAATCTAAACAGATCATCAGACATTCCATAGGAATACAGAGTCTTTGAAGATAAAACCTCAGCCAAGATTTCTCCGGTTGAAGTGCTTATCATTCTTAGACTTATAGTAACTTGATCCTGGCGATAGCTTATGGTCTTAGATATTCCAAATATCCGTGCACCTGCTCCACCTGATAAAATGTTAGTGTCATAGGAGATTACAGCTCCATCAAATAAGACACCAGCAAACAGCAAAGGCATAAGCTGTTTTTTATTCTCTTCTTCATTGATAAGTTGATCTCTAGTAGATCTTATTAGTTGTCTTTCTTTTGTAAGGTTATCTAGTCCCATTCTATCTACTACAATAAAGAAGTTACCATCAGCAGTATGTTTTAGAACATGAACTAACAAGCTATTTGGAGACTGAGTTACTGCTGTTGAGAACATAGCAAAACTAGAGTTTGATTTTCTTTGCCCGGATAGATCTGTAAATGCAGTTGGATAAACTGCAACAATAGGTCTGATCTTTGGTTGATCTACAAATCTTAATTCTTCTGTATAGATTTTCTGGAGCTTGGGTCCGTTGAGCTTTTTGCTTTTAAATCTTTCCTCATAAGTATCATCCAGAACATTGAACATACTACAGCCGGGCAACAATGCCAGAACTAATAGGATCTTAAAATGTGAATGAACCAATGGGCAAAGTAATTTCTGTAATTGTTCCATCTTGATCAGTTATTTTTAAGGTTATAAATAGTCCATCATCAGAGATGCTATATTCAATAGTATTGCCCATCAGCTCTATAATCCCAGAGGTTGATGGATCTTCTCCAAATAGGTTGTCAACTAATTGTCTTGATAACTGAGCAAAGATTCTGGACTCTAGGTTTCTACTGAACCTAGCTAAGGTTGTATTTTCTTTGTCTCTTTTTATTTGTTCTTGCAGAGCTTTAATCTCTGCTTTGATGTCAGCCTTTCTATTGAACTCTTGATTCTCAATAGTTAGATAATGGGATGAGGTGCCAACACCAGAAAATGATGGACTCTTAAACTTATGAACTATCTCATCAGCTCTTAGGTTCTGAGCAAGAATGCCTATAAATAATATGGCACCAATGACAACAATAACCTTAAGGATATTGTCTTTACTTTTCTGGATCTCTTCTTTTTGTTTCTTTGTAAGCTTTTTCTTTGGCATTTTCTAACTCCCTTATGCTTATAAAAGTGTTCAACTTTTGTTGCAATCTGATAAGGTCGTTATCTAACACTCTGATTCTATCTATCAATCCTATCAAAATTGTGTTGGTTTCAGCAAGTCTAACTTTAATATTCTGAGTTATGAACTTCCAGATAAACCATACAACCCAAAGCAATCCAATGACTGCAATGATAGGAAAACCATATTGACTTATAGCATTTGTGAGATCATCCATATTACTCCTTTGATTATGTAATACCAGCTAATCAAACAAAGTATAGTCAACCCAATCCAAACAGCTACTTTTTCCCAATCATATCTGCTCTTTAACCACCTTGGACTATTTCTTTGAAAGAACTCATTGAAGTCATCAACCTCAACAAATCTATCTTTACTACCCCAATCAACTTTCTTTGTTTCTTCTTTGGCCTGTTTGAATATTTCTTTAATCTCTTCTCGCATCATTCTTACCATCTGCTCTTGCTATTCTTTCAAGATCCGGTTTGATGCCAAGGACTGAGCATATAGTATTGTCAACTCTAATGATGTCATGGTTCATTGTTTTAACTCTATTATCTAAAGCTTTTACAATTCCCTCAATCCCAGCAACTTGTCCGGTAACACTTTCCAAAATATATTTTAAAGTCAAGAAGATGAAAAACCCACTTATGATAGCCATAGCTATTGGAAATCCAACTTCTCCAATAAGATCTAAGATCTGTTGCATTATTTATCTTCGCCCTTGAAACTTTTACTTGCTCCACTTGTTCCGGCATATAAACCAAACCAAGCTGCTCCAGCTCCAACAACTACTGAGATCAATCCAGACTGTTCAAAGTTTGGTGCCTCAAGATCCATAAACCACATTACAGTTGAATATAAAAGCACTATATAAACACTTAAAAACAGCCTTGGAAATATTCTCCATGAGTCAACTGCTTGAGCTAAGTGAATCCATTTTTGATGTGGATTTACATTCTTAGTATCTTCTAATTCTCTAATTTTATCTTTCAATTCAGAGATCTCTTGAATCATTGCCATGAATTTATTGAGATCCATCTCAACTTCATTCCTATCCATATCTCCTCCAAATCTTCCACTATTATCCATACTATCCTCCTATAATATAATCAGTATAATTTTTTAAGCCTTGTAATTCAGATGCAGTATCTTCATGGTGGCTTTTTACCCATGTTACCAAATCAGCCGGGATTGATAAACTTGCATAAGCTGTAAAATCAGATCTATCAGAATACTCACTCTCAGCAATAAGGTTGTCTGATGCATCATATTTTTGCCTAGATCTTGGAATGACTTTATCAACAGAATCTCTACTGTATCCAAGAGATAATTCAAAAGATGCAGATTTTCCATCTGATCTGGTTGCATCAACTTTATACATAATCTGATTTATAACTTGTTGTCCTTTATATTCAACAACACTATGAGTCAAGATTGTGTATGTAAATGAATAAGTCATTAGACAAGTTCTCCTGCATTTTGGAAACCACCACCGGCACTACCACCACCTCCACCACCAGAATAGACTGGAGTATAAGTCCCGGCTGTTGTTACTGAGAATGTAATAGCTGTTCCACCAATCTCAACAGTTGCAGATCTTGTTGTCCCGGCTGTTGAGGATGCAGTCAGTCTAATCTCAAAAGTTTGGTTGGCTGATATTGTTCCAGGGGATGCTGTAAAGGATCCACTATTTACACTCACTAGAGCTGTTGAGTTACCAGATAGATTTACAGTTTTGGTGCCAGTAAAACCAGTAACAGTTACAGTCCCAGAGTCTTGAGTTGAACCAGCAGTAGCACCAGTTACAGCAGAAATACTTGTTGGATTAAATGTAACAGTCTCAGCTCCAAACTTTACAACTCTGGCTTTTGCTAAACAAGTTGTCTGAGTATCATTTGAATCTCCGTTTATATGTAAAGAGAGAGTTGTAGATCCAGTATGGAAAAAGGCAAACTCTAAATGCATTACTGGGAGATCATTATTATCTCCAAACTGATCTCCAGCATCATAATATTGATTCCCCTCTTTTATACCTATGCCCCAATACTTGGTATAAACAGTTGAGAATCCAGATTTAATATCAATATGCAAAGATGCTCCTCTTATGTCATCAGACTGAGCATCTGTTATTTGTATTGAGCAAGTCCCCATATAGAACCCAGGTCCAGTTCCAATATCTCCAAGACTTACTTGAGTCATAGAAGAATTAAAAGTAACAGTTTGACCAGTAGAACTTGTTCCGGTTGTAGGTAAAAACAATTCATCAAGTTTTAGTAATGAAGTATTTATTGTCCCAGCATCCAAAGATCCAGCATTTATACTTTGAGATCCAGCCGCTAAATTCTGAATAACACTAGCTACATTGGTTTGAGTTCCAGTAATAGCTCCAGTAATGTCAGCTTTGGCTACAGAGTTTACATTTTCTGTATCATCAGAAGTTCCCTCACTTGTAATAATATCTGCATCTCCAACTACAGTATTATTATTCCTTTTTAGATTTACTCCGGCTCTAGCTCCTACAGTAGCACTTGCCTCAATCCCAGTTAGCTTGGTATTTTGTGTTGCATCTAAACTAGCAAGATCTGAAAGTCCTACATTAGTTTTAGTGAAAGCTTGAGTGTCAACTACAGAAGATCCTTTCTTAAGTTGCAGAGTTGTATTGCCAGTAAAATCTATAGATAAGCTACTATTCAATAAATCATCATCAGAAATACTGTTCTCATTTGAATCAATTAAGTTTGTTCCAGCCTTAGCTCCAAAAGTTGCATTGGCCTCTATACCAGATAACTTAGTTCCGGATCCAGATTCTAAAGAGTTAAGATCTGATAGACCAACAAAAGCTTTATCAACTGCAACACTATCAATCAAAGTAGTTCCTTTTTTAAGTTGAAAAGTTTGTCCACTCTTTGCAACTACAAGATCTGAATTTCTAATATCTGCATCAGCCAAAACATTATTTGCACTATCTTTAATATTTGTTCCAGCCTTTGCCCCTAAAGTAGCTCCAGCCTCAATACCAGAAAGCTTTGTTCCAGTTCCAGACTCAAGAGAATCCAGATCTGAAAGACCTACATTTCCCTTATCAAATGCTTGGGAATCAATTACTGTAGATCCTTTTTTGATTCGGAAAGTTGTATTCCCGGTAAAGTCTATAGCTAGATCTTCATTTCTAAAATCCACATCATCAAGAACTGTATTACCGGAATCCTTAAGGTTGACTCCAGCCTTGGCTCCAACTGTTGCATTGTCCTCTATTCCAGTAAGCTTTGTATTTGCAGTATTATCAAGATCTCCAAGATTATTCAGACCAACATCTCCACCATTAAAAGCTCCAAAGATCCCAGATACAGATCCAACAAATGCAGAATGATTACCTAAATGATTAACAGCTCTAACCCAAAAGAAATAAGTTGTCCCGGCAACAAGACCATCTTGTATGCCTTGTCTCAGTCTCATTCTTTTACCTGGTTCTCCCGTTAATGTTTCAACAAGATCTGTATCATCAGTAGGAGTAGAGTTAGAAGTTTTTCTATAAACCTTGATAGCTCTAAGATTTGTATCAGCCGGGTTTATCCAACTGATCATAATTCCTAGCTTAAGAGTTGTAGTTGCACTCAGACTTGTTGGAGATGCTGGATTACCAGTTACACTTACTGCAACATTAACAACAGAAGTGAAATCAGAAAAGACTCCATCTCCTGTAAAATGTCTAGCCTTTATATTGTAAGTTTTGCCATCAGTAACATTCCCTATAGTAGCTCTAGTCAAACCTTTCATTACCGGGATAGCAGAAAAATCTGAATCAGTAGAAATCTTATAAGCTAATTCTGTTCCAGCAATATTGTCATTTTGTGCGTTTGTCCATGCACCAATTATGTTGATCTTTTGAGCTGGACCATCAGTCAATGCTTGAACTGTTCCAGATAAACTTGTTGGAGCTGATATAGATCTATCATCTTCATCTCCACCATCATCATCTGATATTGGGGTTGAGTATTCATTGAATGTAAAGCTTGTAACTGATGGAGCTGATTCTCTAAGAACTAGATCTGTTGTCATAAATACAGAATCCTCTTGAACATTCGGATTAAGATTTACTGATTGAACTTCAAAAACTTTATTAGTGTAACCAAGCCTAGAGTTTGTAAGATAAACCCAATCTCCCGGTTGCACTTTCATAAAAGCTAAAGTGGTTGTTATGTTTACAGATATGACTTGTCTGGATTCTCTTAGAAAGATCCTTTGTAATCTTTGAGCCTCTAGGTTAGTTGTAGTAAATGGCAACTGTAGTTCTAATATAGATTTATAATTATTTGAAGATTCTCCAGTTGGAGTATCATCAGATAAAAATGTTGAGTCCTCTTCTACAGGACAATCTCCGGGTTGATACCTATTTGCTGAATCAACAAATACAGATTTTACTGCATTAGGCATAGACTCATTGCCACCAGTTGAGAATACTGGTGGACCTAAAAGATCATCATCAGTTATTGTCAAACTTGGAGTCTGAGCTGCGGCAACAAAAACATTGAACTTGCCATCAACATAGCTCAACTTCCCTCCACATGAAGTCAACAACATTCTGATCACATCATTTGGATTTGCTCCCATATCTGTAAAACCATTGCAAGTATATCTAGTTGCAGTTCCTCCCAGATTGTTTATTGATACTGTTTGATCGCAAGTGTTGGCCGCACTACTGAAACCACCCCCATTTGTTGTATCATTTATTTCCTCTGTTTCTGCTTTAAGTCCATAGGTTGTATCAGTTAGATAGTCTCTTAAAACAAGTGCTGGGTTGCTTGAGAAAGCTGTAGAGCTATCCCTTGGATCAAAGATAGGCTTACCCTTAACAACAAAACTAAAGTTAGGGAAAGAGCCAAATTTTTCATTGTCATAAATACATTCAATGTAAACATAAGCAATATCTTTACCAACATCATTTGAAGTCATGCCGGGCATTGCACTAACAACTGTAGAATTTGCTGATGTTTGAGATCCATCAACAAATTTGAATTGACATAGACTACCACTTGTCAATGCATTGTCATTATCAGTATTTATATATTTGCTGTTTGTTACCCTTAGAAATTGTCCAGATGCAGTAGTTGTCAAAGTTGTATCTCCAATAGATACACTTTCAAGAGATGTAAGTTGATGCCCGGCTAAAGCTATGATCATGTGAAGTTTGTTATTATCAGTTCCAGATGTCCGAATATTTGTTATGACACCTCCAACCCGGCACTCTCCATAAACAATTTGTCTTGGAGCAATAGCAGATCTATTAGCAAACTTAGTGCCATAGTTTCCAGATGCACCATCTGTTCCTTTTGAGAAAACACCTTGTAAAGCAGATCCTATAAATGCCAGAAAAACTTGAGTCTTGAAAGCTTCTACTCCAATCCATCCAAATACCTTATATGGCATATATAAGATAGCGGCAACAAATAAGGCGGCCTTAACAGCTCTTTTAATATGCTTAGCCATTTACTCTCCAAGCCTTTACAATCTTGCAACTGTTTTTAAGAGAAAGACCATCTGATCCGGGACCTAGAATATTATAACCATCACAAATACCAGCCAACTCTGTATCTTCTTTAAAACAAACAAGATCTCCTTTTTGTAAATAATTGAATTTACTTTTTGGTATTTCAATCATTCCTTTTTCAGTTACTCTTTTGTGAATAGCATTAGATAGAGTTTTGCCATAATCTTTGATAGAGATCATTGCATCTTTTTCAGAACTCCATGACTTTAGATCTTTGGCACCTTTGAGAACATCAGTTCCAGAAATAGCTTTAAGGTAAGTATTGACAAACTTTATGCAGTCCCACTTACCCCATTCAAACTTATCATCTTTGTGTTTTAACAAAAACTCAAAGTGCTTTTCTTCCCAATTAATTTTCTTTTTCATCTCATCATTATGAATCTGTTATCTCCAGTAGATCCAGAGTTACCACCTCCACCTCCACCACCAGATGATGATGTTCTACCCCAAAGGATCTCTTTATCTTGTATTGATTTAACAAATCTAAAAAATCCATCTGTTGAAGATCCAGATAAAAACTTTTGAGATTCATTTGTATATCTGAAATTACTTGGTCTATTCATATCAGCTAATCTGTTTTCACATTGAACATCTATTGTTGGATTTGTTGGATCATCATTAATTGTAAGATTAGTAATTCTTCCTTTAAAAATAATGAATGTCCCGGCTACCTTATCTTTATTTTGTGCATCCATATAACCCATTCTGAGTTCTACTTTTCTATTCTGGTATTTTTCTGTTGTAGCTATATTCATTACTTTTTCTGTAATATAGCTAAGCTGTATATTAATGCCATCTGATTTAAGATCTCTGGATTCTGTATAAGTAGAAATAGAAATTAGATCTCCAGATCCAATATAACTTTCATTGGCATTACTGTTCCCGGTTGGGAGATCTATATCTTCATAACCAGACCAGAGCCTTATAGTATCTGAATCAAATATAGCCTTTAAAGAAAAGAAAATCCCGGACTGATGTTGCTCAGCTAATCTTTGTAGAACTTTTGGATCAAGTTGTCTTGTTGCCATTAGACCACCTCAATAGCAGTTATACTGATCCCGTATCTTGAAACATGATCTGCATTCCATTCAACCACCGGGGATCCTAATCTAAATAAACCTTTTGGATTAATGAACTTGACATCTCTAGCATCAGCTAAACTTACTCTTAAAGCCGGGTTGATCTTGACTGAATAATGATTTTTATCAGATCCACCATTATCAGTTTCCGTAGCATCCTCAGTAACCATTACATATTGAATAGGATCTAAAACAACATTTGCATTTGAGATCTCAGAAGATCTTATTGCAAGATAATCTCCTTTTTTTATTGTCCCACTTGCTGAGTTACCAGATGCTCTTAAGGATAATGCTGTAGATCCTTGAGTGTTTTGTAGAACTGAACAACTAGCAACGGAGCTTTCATCAGTCAAATAAGCAGAGATCTCAATGACTGTTGTTGATACTTTGTTTGTGATTTTAAATGTTCCGTTGTTTTCATTGTTTGTGAAACCAGTAATAGTTACAAAATCTCCATTCACTAAAGATCCAAATATTGCAGAAGTGCAAGTGATTCTTGAATTAGATCTTGTTGCAGATAATGTTACTGATGCAGAATTGATTCTTTTCTCAGTCTTAAGATCTGAGGATCCACTAAAAGTCCCTTGATTAACTAATGCATCTGGATCAGCAAACTCAAAAACATTTTGTGGACCATTACATTCCAACAGAAATGATTGCCATTCTCTTGCCTGGGTTCTGTTCATTGGTGGTAATGCACCAGAGAAACTCCAGTAAGAACCACCAAAGTCCTGGGTATAGTCTTTCCCGGTAAATATACTTGCACCAGATCCAACTACTTTGATCAACTGAAAATTTGAGCTAACAAAGTTAGGGGATGATGGCATTGTTACTTTTCTTCTACTCATCCTACTAAACTCCTTTTAAATGTTCCTCCACGGAGAGCCGCCTCAGCAACAGCACTTTTACTGGCTTCTGTAATTTGTGGCATAAGTCCCATGACTTCTGCTCTTACAGTTTGTTGAACTCCGGTTGCAAAATTTAAACTCTGATTTATTACTATTGGAGCTGAACCAACATTGTTAGTATTCATGTTATTCAGCAAGTTGCCACTCATATCCGGGACAAATAATTCTGGACCTCTTTCTCCAACTAACCTTGGTCTCCCTCTTTGCATTCTTCCACCACCAGCATCTCCAGAGCCAAACACATTTCCTATATCAATCTCTGGCAAAGCATCATCTCCAGAAAGTTTGAATATAGAATTTACTATCTTGTTTACAATAGCCATCTGAATAAATATAGAAATTATTTGACTGACAATATTTTTTGCAAAAGATTTGAAACTTTCTAATGCATCTTGCCCAGTTAATAAAGCATCAACAAATTGATTTGTGAATTGATTGGTTGCAGATACTACAGCTTGGAGCATTTCTCCAGAGAACAACTCTGATGCAGTTTTAGTTTGCTCTCTTAATGCCTCAACTCCAGCTATGGAGTGATCAATAAATTCATCAAGATCTTTAAATGCATCTGGATATTTTTCTTTAATATCATCAAAGAATCCTTTCATTTGCTCTCTATTATTTAGGATCTCATCAGTAAAGTTTTCAAATGTTATTTCTGGATTCTTGGATGCTTCTGCAATATCAAATAGAGCTCCAGCCATATTGCCAAGAACATGAGCAGACTGTTCCCCATCATCAATAATTTCTTGCAGTAGATTTCTAAAGTGTTGCAAATGATTTAGATCATCTCTCATTGATGCCGGGAGAAACCCACCATCAATCATTTGGTTCATAAATGCTAAAGTTTTTGTTTGGTTCGCTGGATCTACTAGAAACTTAAGTTCTTGAAATGGATCTCCAGCTCCTAATCCTAAAGATGTATCTCCAGTAATACCACCAGCCACACCTTTTCTGAATTGTGATATTGCCTCTTGAACATTACCTATTGGCAATATATTCTCAGAGAAGTTCTGCATATCCAGAGCATTATCAAAACCTAAGAACTGAGCAAATAGATCTTCCCCGGTTATTGCATTTAAGGTGCCCTCTCTTAAAACTCTTGCAAAAACTTTTGGAATCTGAGCACCATTTGCCTCAACCATCTTAAGAACAATCTTTGCTTTACCTCCAGCAAAACCTAATGACTCAGCTATTTCTTCTGGACTAAACTGGCTATTAAAATCATTTATAAAAGTCTGACTTAATGAATCAGACATATCTAGGAATTGACCGGTTACATTAGAAAAGTAAAAAGGATCTACATCAAAAGGATTTACTTCCATGAACCTTTGATTTGGACCTGGAGCTTTGTTTATTTCTTGTATAAATTGTTGATCATTAAAAACCTTTCTCATGTCCTTAAGGCTTTCATTAAACCTCATGGTTCTTTTTGTTAGATCAAATCCAAAGAGTCTGTTTAACTTATCTTCTAGCTTTTCAGATCCCTTTGTTAGTGCCTGCATTGTAGTAACCATTTCCATTTCTGATTTGGTAAATAGTTGCTGAGCACTTAATGTCTTTGTTAATAATTGTCCAAGTCTTTCATTGTTTGCAATCTCTTCTCTTAGCTGAGCATTTTTATCTTTCTTTAAACTGGTTGATTCATCATCAGTATCATTTAGCATTTTGTTTACTACTGCTAAAGTTCCTCCCATAAGGGCACCTAGTCCAACCAGAGCCAATCCTCTTGTTCTAAGGACTAAGAGTAAGGCTTCTGCTTTTACTTGTTGTCTAGCAAGTTTGTGGAGTTTTACAAACAGATCTGTTAAAGCAATAAATCCATTTAAGATCATAGCTCCAGTCATACCAATAAAGATTGCCTTAAGGACATCCATATTATTGATCAAGAGCCTAGTTGTATCTGCTAAGAACTGAAATGCCCCGGCTAAAACCTTACCAATAGTCTCAGCACCTTTCTGAGACTCATTAAAGAAATCAGTCATGTCTCTGGCAAGATCTATTAGTATTGGTCTAATCTCTTCTCCTATTGCCGCCTTAAATACATCCAGAGCATCTTGTAAGTTTGATATTGCACCAGTTAAAGTATTTGCTCTTTCCTCAATAGCAGTTGGGAAATTTGCTTTAGATATTCCTCTGATATATTCGGCAATGGCCTCTCCGTTTCTATCAACCTCTTGAGTAACTCCATTGAATGTTGCCTTGAACTTATCGCCCTCAACTTTCATAACAACATTGAACTGTTTGAGCATTTCCATTTCCCCGGTCATTGCTCTGAATACTGCTTGAGCAAGAACAGAAATGTCTTTATCAAAAGCTGCGGCTAAGTTACCAAAATCTTTTAGGGCATCTGTAGTTGGAGTAATTCCAGCTTGTAGTAAAGTTATAAAACCTTGAGTAACTCCAGCAAGTTGGAATGTGGTTGTTGCTGTAAAGTCTTGAATTATTTTGAATGATAGATCTGCCGCCTCAACAGATCCAGTAAGAGCTTTTAGAGTAGCTCTGAGATCTTCAAAAGTCCTAGTGGTTGTTATTATGGAGCTAATGGCCTGGGTTGCACCTATTGCCGCTAAGGCTGTTGCAACTTGTCGCAAAGATATTCTTAGTCCCTTGCTGGACTTCTCAGCACCTTGAAGTTGGCTTTTTACACCATTCAGATCTTTCCTAAGCTGAGAGGTTTCAGCTCTCAGTTCTAGGACTAATTTATCTACTACTGTTCCTTGCATCAGTCTGGATATAACTCCCTTAATTCATCAAATTCATCTCTTGTAAGAGGTTGGGGTTTCCCATCTCCATTAAATTCAGAAAATCCTTTGATGGCATTCTGGACTTCTATCCACGAACTTTGCCAGAAACTTTCTGGGTGCCATCCAATCATCCCACAACAGATCTCAAATAATCTGGCTATGGGAAGCTCATCATCTCCGGTTAGTCTGTTTCCGGCTTTTTTGAGCTTTCTTCTCCTGCATCAGCATTTAAGGTTTTAGATAAAATAGAACTAATAGCTACAGTAGATCTTACTATTCCAGCATCTTCTACTATAGACATTACATCTTTTACGGATACATCATTACCTCCACCTCTCAGAGCTGGATGTAAGATGTTAATGATTTGAGTTACACCAACATCTCCCTCAGCCATCTGAGTTGCTGTTTTCAGCAAAGATGTTCCAAGGGTTGTTTCAATGCCCATGATTGATTCCATAGTTAGTCTCGCCTTATAGGTTTGACCAGCTAGTTCTACTTCAATCTGACCTTTTAACGGATTTGCCATCTGACTTTTCTCCTTTATCACTTGCCATTGCAAGTTTTAATCTTAATACATCATCCATTTCATTATGGATAATTTCTTCTATTTTGTGCTCTACTCCATTTATGGATATTGCATCTTTTATTCCTTTTACAAAAGGCATAAGTAATTTTCCCTCAGAGCTCTCATATTGAGCTAGAAGTTCCTTTCCTTGGATCTTTAATTTAATATTCTCCCAAGCCATTACTTACCCCTTATGCAGCGGAAAATGCGATATTACCACTTGACTCCATTGAAACAGAATAAGTAACCTCTCCATTAAACTCTCCAGCATATTCTAAAGATGTCAATGCAAAAGCTCCTTGGTAAGTTCCAAAGTCTGGGATAAACACTTGATAGTTTACATGGGATCCAGAGGCCCAAGCATTCTTCAAAGTAGTTTCAGTTGCATCATCAGTAAAAACTCCACTACCGGAAATTGAAACTGAATTGACACCTGCACCTGCTAGAAGAGTTCTTTTATTACTACTATCTTTGTTGGTAACATCTACAGTCTCATCATTCAATGAGATTGATGTAGATCTTAATCCAGCAACAGTAGTAAAACTTTCTGGGGATCCTCCATTACCAATTTTTAAAACTAATAATGCTCCTTTTTGTGCCGCCATACTATTCTCCTAATAATTTTAGCTAGTATCTAATATTATTGCCCGGAATCGCATGACTCCATGTCTAGTAGTTCCGTCTGGATCTCGCATGATGTTTGAGAAATCAAACCTCATATTAATGAGATTGAATCCACTAACATTCAGATTACTATCATGCAGTAAATTATGGATTCTGTCCATAATTTGTTTGCATTCTTTGGACCCTTTATATTGAGACCAAATGTCTAACTCTATTACTTGCTCAGATCCTATCTCAGTTTTTGTAGAGTAATCATTACCTCTTGCCTCTCCTATTGTTACAAAAGGATAGCTGGTTCCATGTGGAACATCATCAACAATAACTGCTGATAGAGTATTTGTTAAAGTATTATCATTGTTCAAAGCTGTATAAATTGCAGTCTGTAATTCAAAAGATCCAACACTCATTTTCTAAGCACCCCCTCTCTTTGGAATATTTCTTTTACCTTTGTTTTATTTCTTTCTAAGGATGGTTGCATGAAAGGTCTTTTACCTCCTGGATTTGCATTTAGCATTCTTCTTGTCCCAAACTCCAAATGCTTTGAGTAAGGTGCCGCACTTATTATCTGACCTATTACAGTCTCTCCTTGAACAATAACATTGGTTGAGATCTGAGATACTAGAAAACCAGTATCAGTAGCCGGGTAGTCTCCCGGTCTTGATGCTACATGAGTTCTTTTAGGATTGCTTTTGTTATAAGTTCTACCAGATCCACCACTCATCAAACCAAGAATTACAGTATCTCTAACAGTCATAACTGACATCTGCATTGCTCTTTTGGTTTTGTTGACTTTACCAGAGATCCTTTTTTTTAAGATCTCATCAATCTTCTTACTAAAGTTTTCTGGATTTGCTTTGAATGTAGCCATTAATCAGCAGTCCCCTCTTCGCACAAAAGCTCTAAGAATCTATCTCTCTCATTTATATTCTTTATGCCTTTGATTGTGAAAGATCTATTGTCATATAAGATCTTATAGTTTGTAGCCATATCTCTTCTAAATCTAATATAGATCTTATGAGTT